CAAGAAGGGGTATCGCCTGAGATCTTGCAGAACCTTGACGCATTTCTCGCTGAGCAAGGCAATCCTGATCCTGACCTCAGTGGAGGCGGCGGCGCTCCTCCTCCTGACAATGGTGGCGGTGAGCAGCAACAGAGTAAAGACCCCAATGGAAACGGAGGAGATCAAGGTATGCCCAGTGAAATTCCGCCCCCGACCGCCATTGGCGGTATGGACGAGAACGAGCTCGAAGATTGCGTATCCGATGAGGAGGAAGAGACCGAAGAGGAGCGCAAAAAGCGCGAAGAGGCAATGGATGAAGTTGTCCCCTCTGAGCAATCCGAGCCGGTGACAAAGACGGCAATGGACGCGGCAATCAAGCGCGCTGTTGCTCGTACTGTCCAGACCCAGAAGAACATTCGCGCAGCTGAGCGCTTTGTTCGTCCTTGGGTTGGTGACCTGGCTATGGATGCTGCTCGGCCGTCCGATGTTTACCGTACTGCCTTAAAGGCACTCGGTATGGACTCGGCAAAGGTCGACAAGATGCATCCGGATGCCTTGTTGCCTGTGCTTGAAGCGCAGCCTCGGCCTAGTGTTCGTCGTCCCAATCAGGGCGGCCCGCGCATGGCGGCGGATGCCAAGATTGAAGGCGGTTCGTTCGCTGAGCGGTTCGACTTCACCAAGAACATCACTATTCAGTAAATCCTGAGGTGATTTGCTGATAACTAATGGAGGTTTCAATGCCTTTGTTTCAAGCTCAGGTTTATCCGCAACAGGCACCTGGTGTAGAGGGTGACTTTTGCGATCACAATCCGCGGGCCACTGTGGATGCTGGCCCCGGTGGGCTGGTTGCTGCATCTGAGGGCGTGACTGTTGCTCGGTTTGGTTGGCTTGATGCCAGCATTATCGACCCGAACAATGCTCCGACCTTGGTTCACACCCGCGCTATTGGTGGTGTTATTGCACCGGCAGGGTTTGTTCATCGTGAACAGCAGGGCCTGATCACCAGTTACCTTGGTGGTGTCAGTATGCTGGTCCCCGGTGGCTTCCCCATTACTCTCCATCAGGCTGGTGGGTTCTTTGTTCTCAATCGGGGTACTACCTATGCCCAGTATGGGATGAAGGCCTTTGCTCGTCTGAGCGATGGTGCTGTGGTATTTGGTGCAACAGGTACTGCCCCGGGTGCAGCGACCGTGACTAGTTCGGTCGCAGCATCAACCTTTAGTGCCACCGGCTCAATTGCTGGTAATGTCTTGACTGTTAGTGCAGTTGGGGCTGGTTCTGTGGTACCTGGTTCCACAATCTCTGGTACCAATGTTGTAACGGGTACCAGGATTCTCGGTCAGTTGAGTGGTGCTACACCTGGTGGTGTTGGTACTTATGCAGTCAGCATTGCCGAGCAGACTGTTGCCTCCACAGCAATTGCTGGTACCTATGGTACGATGACTGTCACCGTCGCCGGTGCAACTCCAATCGAGGTTGGTGATGCGCTGTCGGGTGGTACTGTTGTTGCTGGTACTTCCATCACGGCAATGGGCCCAAACTACGGTCTGACTGGTACGGGTGGCCTTGGTACCTATGCTGTGGACAATAACACAGTGGTTGCCTCTGCTTCTCTTGGCGCCACTGACGCAATTGAGACCAAGTGGTTTGCGACCAGCGCAGGTGCGGCAGGCGAAATCATCAAGATGTCCAGCTGGCCGCTTGGCTAAGAAGTGGTGGGCTTAGTCCCACCACTAATACAGTAACTACCGCAAGGATCACCAGGCGGTAATCCTTTATTCCGGAGGAACAAATGCAAAATTTTAGTGGTGCGCGGGCTGCCTGGTCGGCTGATCGTGCGGAATGGGAAAATCGTGGTGTATATCTTCCCGCGATTACGGCATACACGCCGGAGTCTTGGAAGAACAACCCACAACTGGCCCAGGACGAGATGCTCCAGATGGCCCAGGATGCTTGGGGCTATGGTGGATACGGCCATAATAGTATGGCGATGGATGCACCGCCTCCACTATATACTGACCCGAACTCGGCAATCCCCGCCCTGCTTACTACGACTATTGACCCCGAGGTCTTTCGTATCTTGTTCAGCCCGAACAAGGCAGCGGAAGCGCTTGGTGGTGAAGTCAAGCGTGGTGATTGGCTGCAAGACATCATCTACTTCCCGGTCGTCGAGGCGACTGGTGAAGTGTCTAGCTATGGCGACTACAATGAGAACGGCAACGCCGGGATCAATGTTGGGTGGCCGGCTAGGCAAAACTACCTCTTTCAGGTCATCAAAGAGTATGGTGAGCGGGAAGTAGAGCGTGGTGGTCTTGCTCGGGTCAATTGGGTGGCTGAGATCGATCGTGCAGCGGCCCAGACTATTGCCAAGTTCATGAACCTTACCTACCTGTTTGGTGTTGGTGGGCTCCAGAACTATGGCATGACTAATGATCCCAATCTGACTGCAGCCCTTAGCCCTGCTCCAAAGGCAGCGGCAGGCAACAGCCCGAGATGGATCATCAATGGTGTCATGAATGCAACGGCAAACGAGGTCTATGCTGATATTGAGACCTTGTTCTACCAACTGGTCTTGCAGACCGGTGGGTTGATCGACACGGATACTTCGATGACCTTGTGCATGTCACCTGGCGCCCAAGTCGCCCTGACGATCACCAACAGCTTCGGTGTCAACGTTCGTGACCTGATTGACAAGAACTTTGGCAATATCAAGCTGATCACGATCCCGCAATATGCAGCTCGTGGGCCAATCATGCCGCAAGGTGTGGCGGCTGGCGAGTTCGTGCAGCTGTTTGCCAATGAAGTTGAAGGTCAGAAGTTTGCGTTTCCGGCTTACTCAGAGAAGATGCGCGCGCACCCTGTTATTCGCGCACGTTCGTCCTTCTCTCAGAAGGTCAGTGCAGGTACTTGGGGCACAGTGGTGCGGATGCCGGCAGCTGTTGTCAGCATGATTGGTGTCTAGGCAGTTAGGGGGAAACTGGTCCCCCTAACAATGTTTGAAATGATAGGAGGTAAAAGGTAATCATGGCTGATAGTATGCAAGTCCCGCCGCCCCAGCCACCGCGCCCAGCGGTCCCGTTCTCAAGAGGAGCAACAACGGGCGACACTGTATATGTCGCCTGTAAGCTCCCATCAGGGATTGTCTTGCGGGTATTTCAGTGGCAAGAATATATGGAGCCGCTGCGGGATGGTACAATGAAAGAATCGCGTAGAGCCATCCCTGTTGAAGGCGCCCAGTTTGTTTGTCGCGGACCTTGGATTGCCACAGCAGGCCAGGCATACAATTTCAGTAGTGCAGTCACTGAATTGTTACCTGGTGGTTATGCGATAACAGAAGGTTGTCCCAAAGATGTATGGGATGGCTGGCATATGCAGAATAAGACCAGTGATCTGGTCAAAAACCAGGTTGTCTTGGCCCATAAGGATAGGGCAACACTGATTACCGAATGCAAGCAATTGACTAGTGTTGTTACGGGTCTAGAACCTCTGGACCGTAATAATCCAAGTGCCAAGATGGGTGGTGTAGACAGAAGACTTAGGCTTGGCATCCTTGAGCAAGGGGAAGGCAATAGGTAATGGCGTCCGATACAACATTTGGACCCATACTCCCAGCACCTGTGCGGGACTACTTTACCTTTGACTTTACCAATGAAATTGGTAATGTCCCGCCAGGTGCTACTAATACCAGTCCCGTTATCCAGTCAGCATTATGGACTATTGATATTGAACCAACATCAGATTCGACTCTTGACTTGACACCATTGTCTAGGTTGATTGGTACACCTGTATTTGATCAGTATAAGACCAGTCAACTAGTAGGAGATATGGTTGACCAATGTATCTATGTATTGACTGCTCAAGTAGCCTTAGATGACGGAAGGATTTTATTGAAGTCTGGTGAATGTGTTTGTATGACATGGCAAGAACCCGTCTTGCCACCAGTAGACGCATTTGTTGTCAAGTTTGATTATGATAGATTTACTAGTGCTTTCCCTCAGTTTAGTGGTACAGATAGTGACGCCTTAGAAAGGATGTGGATTACTGCAGGATTGATATTTAGAAATGATGCGACTAGTCCTGAGCAGGATCTAAATACAAGAGCCTATTTATTGGCATTGTTGACTGCTCACATTGCAACACTGTTTGCTGGACCAGGTGGTCCTGGTATGGGTGGGTATGGCGGTAGTGGAATGGTGGGAAGAATTAACAGCAAATCGGTAAACGGTGTAAGTGTTTCCTCCGAGGGATTCCCTGGTGTTACAGGTACTCAGAGCTGGTATTTGATGACCCAGTTTGGAGCTTTGTTTTGGAAGGCAACAGCAGCCTATCGTACCTTCCATTATGTACCTGGGCCTGTTAGGTTTCCAACTTACTTTGGTTGGCCTTATGGTAGGTTTGGAGGACCTTGGTTGACTTAGGTTGGGAGGTAGTGATGCCTATAGTGGAGCATGACGAACCCCGAAGTGAAACAATGTCATGGCGGCCCCTGCCATACCTGGCGCCAGGTGAAGTGGAGCGGAGGTCTGATATCACCGCTGTGTGGTCGGAAACGACGGGCGATGATGAGGGGCAGGCGGGAGCCGGTAAAGAGTAGCCCGCACTTTTGATAGGGGAGAAATGTTATGCCGTTTGATGGTACAGGCTTTGATCCGGTAACCCGTAGGTTGATACTGGCGCGGGAAAGAGTTGAAGCAGGGTGGTGTAAGGGTACCTTTCGAACCAACCAACAAGAGTACTGTATGTTGGGTGCGATTGGATTCCGTTCTCTGAAAGAGATCACTGATAGTTTCAAGTCCTACCGGTCGCTTAGGTTTAAGGCAATGATGCGACTGCAAGATGCCTTGGGTCATGATTGGTCCATAATAGCTTGGCAAGACAAACACAGGCGGACCAAGGAGGAAGTCTTAGCCATCTTTGATAAGGCTCTCACCCTTGTGGGATGAGCCTGGTACTGAATGATGCGTTGGTATTGATATTTGTCTCTCAGATAGTGCTGGTGTTTGTATTGTTGGCTTGCTACAAAGCCGATATTCCAATCCGTATACTAGAGTTGATGATAATATTGTCATGGGGTTGGTTGTTGTGTTGTTTATAATACTCTGGTTACGCGGTGTGGTGCTGGTGCTGTGGTTTAGTTTTCTTGGGATGCTGTTAACACATCCCATAGTTACTTTCTATTGGGTTAGTGCTAGGCCTATTCCCCTCACTTTATTGTCATTGATTTGCTTGATGACGGTGCTCCCACCGCCCAGTCGCTAAGTTCCCTACTAATACTCACTCATACATCGTTTTCCAGGCGATTCTAGCGGTATTACCGGAGCGTCGAGTACCGCAGCATAGCTAGGATACTTCACCTCGATGTACACCCTGTAAATAGGCATTCATCATGCAGATGTCAGACAATGGTCGTCGCCTCTTGATGGAGCGGGAAGGCGTTAAGTTAACCGCTTATCAAGACAGCAAAGGCATTTGGACTATTGGGGTGGGTCATACCAGTGTGGCTGGCCCTCCAACAGTCACTCCTGGTTTGACTATTACCAGGGAAGAGGTAGAAGAAATCTTTGAAAGAGACATTGCCAAGTTTGAGAATGGTGTTTCCGCAAGACTAAAGCGTGAGGTTAATCAGCATCAGTTTGATGCTTTAGTATCGATCGCCTATAACATTGGCTTAGGTGGATTTGGTGGATCCACGTTCTTGCGGCATATTAACGATGGTCTCATTGAAGCGGCAGCAGATGCCATTCTAATGTGGAATAAACCACCTGAGATCATTGGTAGAAGACGTGCAGAAGCTGAACAGTTTCTTGATTTGCAACATGTTGCTCGTGTATAATGCAGTCATTGGAACTATTAACAATCATACTGGTAGGTATAAAAGTGGTGGTGGACTCGGGGTTGTTTATCCTCTTGATCCTTAAAGTGTATCATTCATGAGAACAGTTGGTCTCCCCCCAGAACTTGCCCGTTCACGCTGGCGTCCTACCGCTACCCAGCGTAGGCAATTACAACGTGAACGGCAACATTTTGAGAAGGTAAGGCGGGCTGAAAGATATTATGCACAACAACTAAGAGCAGTTGCTCGTAATATTGGCATGATCATCAATGGTTTCACCCCAGGTGATAGAGACCATTTACCTCAGCTAATAGAGCTGCTTAGTAGATATTCAGCAATGATTAACCCCTGGGCTAGAGTAACTGCAGCCCGCATGATAGCTGAAGTCTCACGTAGAGATGCAGGAGCCTGGTTTAGGCTTAGTAGGGAAATTGGTGTTGAGTTAAGAAACATGATTGAGAATGCCCCTATTGGTGGGGTAATCAAGCAAATGTTAGATGATCAAGTTACTCTAATCACATCTTTACCTATTGATGCAGGTAGAAGAGTACAGGAATACACACAAGACTTTGTTGTAGGTGGACGCAGATATGACGACCTTGTTCAGTTGGTGCGGGATTCTGGTAATGTTACAGTATCTAGAGCCACGCTCATTGCGCGGACTGAAACGGCTAAGTGTCAATCGGCTATTGTTCAGGCACGCGCACAACACATAGGTGCAGAACAGTATATCTGGAGGACAGTAAGAGATGCGGCTGTTAGGCGGGAACACAGGGCTTTGGAAGGGACAATACAATCATGGGATGACCCACCCGTGGCTGAGGCCGGTGGTGAGCGCCATCACCCTGGTAACTTTCCTAATTGCCGTTGCTTCGCTGAGCCTATTCTTCCTGAGGTGATAGTGTGACAGACTATTACACAAGTCAACCTGGTAGTGTTCTCAAGTTTAATGACTTGGAACATAGTTGGTTAACCTTTAACCCCTGTGGTGTAAGAGTCAATCTAAAGACAGGTGAAGTAGTCATTCCTGAAGGTATAACGTTAGATGAAGCATCCCGCGCGTTCTGGGAAGGATTGAGTCACTTTTATGGGGTTAAAGTTTAAAGTTTCGAAGCGCGCGCGCATCCATCCCGCGTACGCGCGCTTCGAAAAATAATCGAAAAGGAGTCTTTTTAGTGGGCATGATAGCCGCGCGGGTATGCTTGCATGGGAGGAGTATTATTGTGGAAGAATGGCAAGTCAGAGTCATGGAAGAGCGTCAGGAATTGAATGATAGACTACAGCGTTTAGCAAAATTCATCAAGAGTAAAGAGGCGTTTGCCTTAAATCATATAGACTTTGCCCTTTTGTATTCACAAGAGTCAGCTATGCGGTCATACTTAACCATCCTCAATCAACGTATTGATAGGTGGACTAATGCCTGATGACACAGACAATTACGACAAGATCACCAAGGCACTGGAACGCCTTGCTGATATACATGTCATGGTGGGCATTCCTGCTGCCAATGATCAGCGCAGTGATAAAGCACCCAGCAACGCAACATTAGGTTATATCCACGAGGTAGGTAGTCCAATCAACAACATCCCAGCGCGTCCATTCCTAGTACCTGGTGTCAGGTCATCTGAGCGTGAGTGGACAAAGTATATGGTGCAGGCTGGGCAGGCTGCCTTTCGTGGTGATGAAGGTGTACTTGATAGAGCATTGAATGCCGCAGGACAAACGGCTGTCACGGCGGTCAAGAAGACAATAGTTGCTGGCATTCCACCACCACTAAAGCCAGGCACCGTTGCAGCAAGGGCTAGGCATGCAGGGGATGCCGCCTTTAATCAGGCCTATAGGCAATGGCATGCCAATTATAGACCAGGTCATACAGAAGTAACATCAGGTGGTGTCACCCCATTGATAGATACTGCACAGCTAATAAACAGCATTACTTACGTGGTAAAGAAGCGTCCCGCACCACCTTAAACAACAACGTACACGCGCGCATATATACGCGCGCACGCACAAGTGGCCAAGTCCCCATTTTGCCTGTAAATAGGATCTAAAAGGCAAAGGCATGCCAATACACAATGTAGATGAAGCATTCGACCCTACCTTCTGGGATTACATCACTGTTGTCAGGCGTCAAGAGACTGTGAGCGGGCAAGGTCGCACGGTAATGAAGTTAGTCACTAGTCAACAATTAGCGGTAGTAGTACCTGCATCACCAAATGATCTAAACAGATTGCCTGAAGCCGATATGATGAATAGAGCAATCACGATCTATACACCATACAGGCTACAAAGTTCATCTATTAACCATCTCACAGGTAGTCAAACTTTACCTGATCAGATTGTCTGGCACAATACCACGTTTATTGTGCGTATACTTGATGACTATTCAGGTTATGGGCGAGGTTGGATTCAAGCAACAGCTGTGTCTTACGACTCTATCCCTGCCCCTCCCATACCAGATCCTATAGGCAGTGCCTAAGATGACTAAAAACGAAGCTGATGAGATTATCGATAGGCTTGATAAACTTATAGTTTTACTGAAAGTCTTAATAGAACAGTCTAGAAAATCTGAACCGGTTCGATTGTCTGCTGATGACTTGTATAGTCTTACGCATAGAAAGACCTAACAAGTTCAGGCCTCCCAACTCGCCCCCGAGGTGGTACCGCCGGAGATATGGGAGAGAGGGCAATGCAAGTCCAACAGTTGGGTGGAAGGACTTGCTTCAAGTGGAACGCGACAGAAATGCGACAAGCCAGTAGTCAAGAGTCCACGGACTGGCACAGCCTTTCCAAGGGAGTAGACTCATGCACAGTGCAGTTCGGACGCGGATACAGCGCAATGCTGACTACCATGCTGCGGTAGCCGAGCATTACACTTCTCTTCAAAAGAAGGCGACTAATGGCAATGGTGAGGGTCACCCCAATCCTGATGCACCACCACCGCCACCTGTAGAGACTGGCAGTGGTCGTAGGCGGGGTTCGGCACCTGTTGCTGTACCTGCAAATCACACCGGTCCTTCTTCTGAGGACTTGGCTAAACTGATCGAGACGCACACAGAAGCAGCCGCACAACTAAACGCTCTGCTTGTCAATGATAGGCAACAGTCAATAATCAAGGAGCGTGCCAAGCCTGCTGTTACTCGTCAGACTGGGACTATTAGGTCTGATCTCGCTAGGTCACTACGGACCCACTAATGCCTTTTGTCCCTGACAGTAGGCAGGCAGGGTATCTTGGCCCGGAGCCGACGCCAAGACCACCGCACGATCAGTCATGGGAGAATTTCTTGCATGACATCATTGCAGGGGTCACTGGTCTGCCACCCGATCTGGTTAGGCCTCGCTGGCAACCTGAGCCACCGAATATGCCGGCTTTTGGCACAGATTGGGTGGCGTTCGGCATAATGTCAACTGAGGTTGACTTTGACCCTTGGCTGGGTAATGATCCTCACGGTAACAATGGTCTGGGTCAACTAAAACTACAGGAACACCAAATTGACACAATAATGTGTTCCTTCTACGGTGACAATGCAGGTCAGTACGCCAGCTTCTTTAGAAGAGGTTTCTTTATCTGGCAGAATAGGGCTGTGCTGCGGGCTAATGCTTGTGGTCTTGTTGAGATTAAATCAATGAACCACGCACCAGAGTTGTATATGAACCAATGGGTTAATCGAATAGATGTTGATCTTGTACTTAGACGAGAAGTTAGGTACAACTATAACGTTGCAACTATTATTGGTGCACAGGTTGGTATTGAAGCAGAACCACCCTTTGAGAGCAGAAGGCATTTCCATAGGGATGTTGAGGTTGGCTCCGAGACATTATGGGATCACTATGCTCGTGGTCACTTTACCTACTGGGATGATGGTAGAACAAAGTGGGATGTAATAGAATGACTTCACTAATAGATCCCACCGTACCAGAAGAAGGTAATGCCTTTACTAGGGATGTCCGCAACAACTTTGCTATTGCTCAGGAAGAGATTACTGAATTGCAGACTCAGGTTAATCTACAGATTCAACAGATTGCTGATTTGCAGATGCGTGTGACTATACTTGAGACCCAGTTAACTGGGTTCATCACCAAAGATCCTCCAGAGGAGTAACTATCATGCAAGGCTTGAGCGTATCGCGCGTAGTCGACGTGGAGGTCAGCTTTGCGCCGATCGCCGCGCCTCTAGCCCGTTTCGATACTCTGTTGATTATGGGCGATAGTACCGTAGTCGACACGGGTGAAGCAATGCGGGAGTACAATACCATTGAAGAAGTCGCTGGTGACTTTGGTACTACCGCACCGGAGTTCCTGGCAGCAGAACTGTTCTTTAGTCAAGTACCAAAGCCTACCACACTATTCATTGGTCGGTGGGCAAGGACACCGACTTCAGGGCGCCTGACAGGTGGGCCTATGCCTTCCGAGGATCAGGTGATCAGCAACTGGACCTCAATCATCAATGGTGGGTTCCAGATCTCTGTTGATGGTGGTCCTGTTGTATCAATTGTCAATATGGACTTTTCACTGCAGACCAACCTCAATGGTATTGCTACGATAATCAATGCCGCCTTTGCTGCACTTACACCAACACCTGTTCATGCACTCTGCACCTGGACTGGACATCAATTTATCATCCAGAGTACTACTACCGGTCCTACCTCATCGGTTAGCTTTCTGCTGCCACCGCCGGGGGCGCCTGCTACGGCTACAGACATCTCGGATAATATGCTGTGCACCGCTGCACTAGCCCAGCGTAGTTCGCCCGGTGTCGCACTAGAGACACCAGTAGACAGCGTGGTGCGGGTGGATGGTCGTGGGTGGTACTCGCTGATCTTTGCAGCTAGTGCACCATTGACTGATGCTCAGCACTTGGCGGTTTGTGGTTATATTGAAGCCGCATCCGATAAGCATCTGTACGGCATCACCACAGCAGAGGCGACCTGCATTGATCCGGTCAATACTACTGATATTGGCAGCCAGTGCTCCCTGGCGGATTACATGCGGACTGCCGTTCAGTATTGCGCCACCAATAGTTATGCTATGGCCAGCTTCTTTGGTCGCGCGCTAACTGTTAACTTCGAAGGTAGCAACACTACCATCACAATGAAGTTTAAGGTGCAGCCAGGAATCATCCCAGAGCTGCTATCAGCGACTTCAGCTAGTACTCTTGCCAGCAAGCGTATCAACGTCTATGCTCAATACAATAATGGCACAAGCATTATTGAAGAGGGCGTGATGAGTGGTCGCGCTTACTTTGATGAGATGCACGGTCTGGATTGGTTGGCAAACCGCATTCAGACTGACGTGTACAATGTCCTGTATCAGTCACCCAAGATCCCACAGACTGATCCAGGCATTCATGTGCTGGTTGCAACTACTGATGGTGCACTGTCACAGGGTGTCACCAATGGTCTTATCGCACCGGGTAGATGGAATGCACCTGGCTTTGGTCAGTTGGGGCAAGGTGACCTGCTTTCCAGTGGTTGGTATACCTTTGCCGCCTCAGTTGACACGCAAGACCAGGCACAGCGTGAAGCGCGCATTGCACCACTGATCCAGGTCGCGGTAAAGTTGGCTGGTGCTGTCCACTTCTCGAACGTGCTCATAAATGTTAACCGTTAAGTAATTCTTGCTTTTAATTAGTACTCTGCTATCCTCTTGTGGGATACCGAGGAGTACTGAGCGATGGATTACTACGTCTATGTACTGATTCGATCTGACAATGGAAAGCCTTTCTACGTTGGATGTGCCATACAACTAGGTCGGATCAGTACACATCTTTCAGGTAGGGATACAGCAACAGGTACGATTGTTCGGTCTCTTCGTGATCTAGGATATGAAACCATTCCAATAATAGTGAGGGATGATATAGAATATAAAGAAGCTCGTTTGATTGAGACTTGTTTAATAGATGCGCTTAATGGGTTGATTGTAAACAAACGTAGATATGTTGGTGGGTTTTGTGAAGAAACTAGACGTCGAATGTCCCTTGCCAAACTCGGGAAGCCTAGTGCAAGAAAAGGTAAAAGATATGGACCTACTGAGCGAGGTAAGATTGCTCAAGGACAATTAGGTTGGATAACAAATGGTGTTGAAGATAAAAGAGTCAATAAGAACAACCCTATTCCTGATGGTTGGTATCGAGGCCGAAGTTTAATAGTTACTCAACAAGAATTAGATAAACGAATTGAACAGAAACAAGAGAATCGAAAGATTTGGCTTTATCGAAATCGAAATCGATCTTGGATCACGAACGGTTTAAAGAGTAAAAGGCTTCTTGATACTGACCCTATTCCTGATGGTTGGTATCTTGGACGAAAAGTCAACCGGTAAGGTTAAGCCGCCAAGGCCAAGTCGGCCCGACATCACAGGGCTTTTGGTTCCTGTTGGGATCGGTACAGCGGTTTCTAATAATGGCGTGGTCGCCCCTCCTCTTTCGACCGCGAAATCCGGACTAACGATCATGGTCATTACACAATACTGGATCGATGCCGTCCCCTTTGCCAGCGAGGAAGAAGCCCTCGCGGCAATAGCGGATTTCGATCTCTACCACCCACACGACCTCTGCATCATCCATCGTTTCTCTCGTGATGGTATCTTTGTCCGCGCCTTCGATTATGATGCAGGCTCTAGTGGTTGGCTAACAACAGATGTGCGGGACGAGCAGACGATAACTAATTGGTACTTGGCTCGATTTCGCGCTCCCTAAGGGTGGCGGGGTCGTCCCTCCTTCCCGTTTACGACCCTGAAATGCAGACTGGCATACTCTGTCCACCACGTATGCTGTTTCCTGTTTCTTAGGAGAACCCAATGGCAACCTACAGTTTCCAAGACAACATGTGCAGCATCTCTGGCCCCAATGGCAGTTTTAGTCTTGGGGCTGGTGCTGGCGACGCTGAAGGTGGTATCAGTGTCGTGATGACAGAAGACAAGTCCACGATGACTATTGGCGCCGACGGTTCTGTAATGCACTCGCTGCACGCGGGCAAGTCAGCAACGGTCACGGTGCGCCTGCTCAAGACAAGCCCAACTAATGCTCAGTTGTCAGCAATGTATGCTGCGGATTGCGTCTTTAGTCAGTCGTTCGGCATCAATACAATCTCGATAAGAGACATGGCGCGCAATGACGTTATTGTCTGCCAGATGTGCGCCTGGGCAAAGTTTGCTGACGTCACTTATGCCAAGGAAGGTGGCGAGATGACGTGGACTTTCCACGCCGGTATTGTCGACTTTGTCCTTGGTACAGGTCTGGCAAGCGCGACTGGTATAGCAGCGTAGGAGTAGACTTATGCAAGAACTCGAGCTTGGTACTTCCCGGTATCGCACCGGTAGGCTTGACGCGTTTAAGCAGTTTCACTTGTTTCGGAAGCTTATGCCTGTGTTTTCCGGAATGGGTGAGACTTTTTCTGACATCGGACCAACCGATGGTACTAATGTCGCAATGGATGCCAACTTCTGGTCGGCATTGGGACCCGTTGCTACTGCGGTTGCTGAGATGTCACAGCAGGATAGTGAGTTTATCCTGAAGACTTGTTTGCAGGTCGTGTCAAGATGGAACGGGCAAGCCTGGGTACGCATCACCATGCCATCCGGCGAACTAATGTTCGAAGATATTGACATGATGGAGATGCTTCAACTAACCTTTGCTGTGTTGCAGGATAACCTCAGCGGTTTTTTCTCCGCACCCCTGCCCAACACTTCGGAGGAGGCAGGGGGTCAGGTTCTTCCGTATCCGTCGTCAGCATGAACGACGAAGAAGATTGGGTTATGCGCCCAGCCCTAGAGGGAATTTGTCTCTACGAGTCGCTAGTTGACGGTACTTTGGATCTAGCTGATGTAGCGAGGATGAATGAAGCACTAAATGTCAGGGATGAGAACCGAAGCAGGTATGAGGAAGCAGCAAGGAATAGTAACTAATGGCAGGCATCACAATCCAAGAATTCTTTGTTAAACTAGGCTTCCAGACGGACCCCGCGAGTTCGAAGCGTTTCCATGATACCATGCAGAATGGTATTCGTGGGGTCAAGGAGTTTAGGTTAGCACTGATTGGATTGGCTATTGGTGCTGAAGAAGCTATTCGTCGGACGATGAATAGCTTTAATAACATGTATCTCCTATCAAAATCAACAGGAGTACCAGTTGCTGCACTAAAGAGTTTCGAATTTGGTTTAAAGGCTGTCGGGATCCAATCTGAACAGACAGCGCAAATTGTTAGTAAGTTAGCCGAAACCCTGCGTAAGCCAGGGAAAATGGAACAATGGCAGGGTTTGTTAAACACAGTTGGGGATACAAAACCAATCCTGAATGCTCAAGATGCCTATGTAAGACTGGCGACTGCCCTAGATAAAGCAAGAAGAAACGGTGGTGAAGCAACCATTCAGTATCAAATGCTCAAGAATACGATTGAGAAAGGTGATCTTGGTATTGATCTTGATCCTATTCGTAATCTTTCATTAAATCTAAAAGATTATAACGACCAAATAAAGTTTCACAATGACCTAATGGTCAAGATGAAGCTTAATCAAGAGCAAGCTGCTGATGCTGGTCACAAGCTTTCTATGACGTGGGATCGAATAGTTGATATATTTAGTTCAGGTATTGATAAGATTGTTAGTGACAACTTTGAAAACATTAAAAAGATACTTGATGCAATAGGTGACTGGTTAACTGATCCCGAAGTTATTGACGGCTTTAAGCACATCTTTGATGAGATGCGGAAGTTCTTTGAGGATAAGGACAATCGGGCTAAGTTTATTGAAGATCTAAAGTTAGTAGGGGAGGCGATAAAGGGTATTGTTTGGGTTGTTGGTAAGTTAATTGAAGGGTTTAAGTGGCTAAAAGATATAGTCGGTCCTGAATGGGCGGTGGCTATTGCTGCAGTCTTATTTATGTTTGGTCCTGCTATTGCGGGAGCTTTGATAAGTGGATTGCTTGGTGCACTATCAGCCGCTGCACTAGCGCCGATAGGTTTGGCGGTGGCTGGGGCAATAGCATCGGCGGTTGGCGGTTATCTTATTGGTGATGCTCTGCGCAAGGCGATTGAGAGCACCGAAATCGGCAAGCTGATCATGGACATGATCGCTCGAGCCATAACTGCCCCATTCCTGCCTACTAAGACAGGTGTTCAAATTTCACCTGAAATGGCAAAGCGAATTGAAGATGCACGCAGGAAGGGCCTAATAAAAGATCGAGGACCGGGCACTGGTAATGTAGAGAATCCTTATAGTGATTACGATACACCACAATATCAGCATGGCGGGATCGTTAACGCTAACCTGCATGATGGTGAGATGGTACTTCCTCGCAACATTAGCGAGGGACTACAACGAATGTTCGGTCCTCATCCAGATAATTTGCTTGAAAGTGGTGATCCCGGCCTTAGTTTTAAAGACTTCTTTGAAGAAGTTCAGCGTTGGTGGTCTGGTGATGCTTCTTTCCGTCCTATTGTCGATCTAGCTGACAGATTCTACGAAAGGATGTCCGAACTACTGATAAATGTTCTAGATCAGACTTTAAAGGCAATGGGCTATAAAGACGGTATCTATGGAGCAGCAGGTACTACCGGTGCCTCACCTGGTGCTGCGCCCGCTCCTGGTGGTCCCACTCCTGGTACACCTGGAACTCCGGGTTCCCCAACTGGTACACCTGGTGGTGGAGTTGAGTTCCCACCCGACTGGAAGCCTCCTGAAGGTACGCAAACAACATCGTCTGGAATGGAAATATCACATCCAGAACGCAACAACCCAGGCAATCTGCGGGTTGGAGGTGGTGATTGGTTAGGTAAGAATACTAGACCTGGACAGGCTTTTGAGAGTTTTGACACAATGGCGCATGGTATCCGTGCGCGCATCATTACTTACAATAGTTACTTTAAGAGAGGCTTAGATACGATTGCAAAGATTGCTGAGGCTTCTGGGCCCGGATTTGAAAACAACATGAAGGCCCAACTTGAAGCTTACAAAACAGCAATGGGTGGTGATTATAACAAACCGGGTGGTGAAAACCTACCGATACAATTAACACCAGAAAACCTACGGAAATTAACTATAGCCGGTATCAGTTTCGAGCATGGTGGTAAAGGAGTAAAGCTTCCCAAGGGTGCTGGTGAAAAAGAAATAAACGAAGAGATGCTGAAGTTGATGGAGGAGCAAAAAGCGAGTGGAGGAACTGGTGTTCCAGGTGGTCCTGGGGATCCAAATGCTGTCTACGGAGAAAGGATTACTCCACAGTTGAAAGCTTTGTTGGCGAAGGTTGCTGCCGATCAGGGCGTCAAATTTGGTGTCCATTCAGGTATTCGTCAACCAGGTGGTTCGGGTCGACATGACCCACGAGGAGGGATGGGTGCCGCTGACACGTACATTTACGACCAGAAAACCGGTCGTATGTTGAATCCAACAGATCCCAACGATTTTGCTCGGTTAGGTCAGATTGCGGAAGAAGCTTATCGACTTGGTGCGAAAGGTATTGGGGCTGGTGAAGGTTATATGGGTGGTAGATCATTACACATCGGTGGTACTGGCTATTCACCTACTGGCACAGCGTATTGGGGTACTGGTGAACATGAAGCAGGTGCAATGCCTTGGCTTAAAGAAGCGTATAGACGAAGCCAACAACGACAAGTGGCTGCCGCTACTAAAAAGGTAGCAGAAACTGCTAAAAAGGCAACGGACGCGGCTACTGGTAGGGACCGTACTGGACCGCTGGTTGAGGGTGGCAAAACCTACCCCGAAGGTGTCATGTCTCCCAGTGAACTTGAACAATGGCACAACGCGCAGCAAAAGGTATCGGAAGTTACAGGTACTAAGTTAGGTGGTGGTGCTGGTGGTGGTACATCAGGAAACAGACAGGTGGCAATGAATACAACTAACAACTATTACATCAATGGAGCCGGTGATCCTCATCATACACAAAAGTTAATTGATGAGTCTCATAAGAGGCGTGGTCATGAAGAACAACGTAACTCAAGAGCATTTTTAGCGTAGGTGAACATGGCTGACGATTCAAGTCAAGTAGCAAAGTTTCAAACTTCTAAACTAACTGCTCAAGCGGATAGTTGGACATCCCTGGCTGACCAAATGCAGCCGAGTAACGCACCTGGCTCGGCGCCTATATCTAAAGATGATAAGAATCATGATGCGCAATGGATGCGTAAACTGAGTTTTGTTTTGTATAGTCAGGGTTCGGGGGATGCGGCTAGTAATACTACTCGTCTGACAACCCCTACCGCAACACCTGCCACCGCCACTACAAGAACACCAACTACTCGCACTGATAGTACTACTCTTCCTGAGGTTAGTGTTAATGCTAAAGCAGATAGTGCTCAATCTAGTGATGATAAGAGTAAGACTTCAGGTGGGATTGATCTCTCAGCTCTGAGGGTCTTCTTTAACATTAAACAAGCGGACGCCAATACACCCGCGACACTTTGGGCGCGCGTGTATAACATGGCTCCCACAACAATGGCAAAGGTTATTCAGTTTACCAGGATACAAGTACAGGCTGGATACAAGTATGCAAACTTTGGTTTGATCTTTGATGGTACGGTGGTTCAATACAAGAAGGGTAAAGAAAATCCAACTGACACTTATTTTGAGATACATGCGGGTGATGGTGATCTAAGATACAACCGGGAAATAGTCACCACTCAGTACCCTGCAGGTACACAAGACTTAGTTCCCCTTAAGAATGCTGCCACGAAATTGGGTATCAGCATAAGTTATATTGATCCAGAGGTTGGTTTGGATAAATCCCAACGAGATACAACTGAAATTGCGGCTGCTAGAGACGTAATTCGACAATACATGGAAAAGAATGATGCTAAGTTCTTTATTGAGCATGGTAAGATTGTCATCCTTAAGAATAAGAATACCAGACCTGGTGCTCCTGTCATACTAACAACAAAGACTGGTCTTGTTAGTCTACCTGAGGTAACTCCTCAAGGTATTGAATGTAAGTGTCTGCTTAACCCGAATATTAAACTTGGTGGTACTATCAAGCTGGATACAAGTGTCCTCTCCGGTGTACCATTTACCCCAGGTTCTTCTGTTAAGGTTGATAAAAATGGTAATATTCAAGGTGATTCTACAGGTGGTATAATAAATCCTGTTGCGACTTTTGGTAAGCAAATGGAGTCAGCTTATTCCTCTCCAATTGGTTCTTATAAAGTTGTCTTGTTGGAGCATCAAGGAGACACTCGTGGTCTTCCTTGGTATTCCAATATAGTTGGTGTTGCACTTAATGATAAAGGAGAGACTATTCAAAATCCAGCTTCCGCAGCCAGTCGTGGTGCCCCAGAAACCTATGGTCCGAAACAACCCACGCCTACCCCTACGCCTACCCCTACCCCTACTAGAACACCAACACCGGGATGGTCACCAACATTAGTTGCATCAAACCGGAGGTGAAAGAATGAGAACTCGGGAGCGTCAGCGTAATCGTAGACAACAAGATACTTATATGGAAGTATTACCACCTCATCCACGTCGGTATGGGGTGAGCCTTTATGAGCTTGCTCGTCCACCAGAGGGTGGTGATGATACCGGTTTAGTCGGGCAGGGTGATGCTGCATCCAACGCCCAAACTATTACTACTTCTTCGGGCGGAGACTTTGGTGGCGGTGGAGACGATTTTGGAGGCGGTGGTCAACTAACTCCACAACCTTCTGCTGCTACAAGTGTTCAACCACAAAATCTTTATGGTAACTGGACTCCAGCATTGTTTATGCCACATAGACGCTCTATCGGTGGAATCATTGCTGAAGTGACAATTGAAGAAAATGGTACGGATGATGTTACGATAACCGAGCACCCGGTGGAGCAGGGCGCACCAATTGCTGACCATGCGTTTAAGAGGCCCTCTACGGTTACCATAAAGGCAGGATGGAGTGTCCGTGGGTCATATGACCTCTCCGCAGAAAGCGGTGTGTACGGGCTTCTACTAAGCTGGCAGGCTGCGCTTCGGCCCTTCGATGTCATTACCGGGAAGCGTAAGTATACCAACATGCTGATAGAGCGTTTATCTGTCATTACAGATGAGAAGTCTGAATATGCGTTAATGGCTGATATTGTATGTAGGCAGGTGATTATTGTTGCAACAGCATCAAGCAACGTACAAACAGCATCTCAGTCTCCTTCTGATCAGAAGGAACCTGAGAAGACATCCCAACCAGAAACGAAAGGTGATCAACCAACGCGCGATATTGGTGATGGTGGGATGATTGAGCAGAGCTACCCGACGACCGCTACGCCGGTCACTGGCCCCGAGAGCCCGCCCGAGGGCGGCAACGACAGCGTCTTGCAGCCCGAGGGGCAGAAGGTCGAAAGCACCATCACCGGGCAGCCGATCGGCAGAGCCGAGGGGACCGACTCGCCACTAATCGGTCCCGGCCAGACCGGCACCGGCTCTACCGCGCTGCCGGGGAACGCCAATGAGACGCAACTCAACGAAAAGGGCATGACGACCAGAACTGACAGCAGCGGAAATTTCCTCAGCGTCAGCGCGCCATTAGCACCAAAGCAACAGAGGAGTTCAGTGTGGCAACGAACGTCGAGATCCCCACACGGTCAGGTCGTCCTTTCTCCGAGCGCGTTACGATACTTGGCATTGTCTACACGTTAACATTCAAATGGAACACGGTAATATCTTGTTGGACCGTGGATTTTGATGACGAAACTGGTACTAGAATGGTATTACATGGGATGCCTTTACTGACTGGTGCTGATATGCTTGAACAGTTTGGTTATATGCCTCTAGGGGATCAGGCGATACTAACCGTTATGAGTATCGGTCCTGATGTCTCACCCGACGAGGTACCGAACTTTAATAATTTAGGTTCAGAGGGTCATCTCTACTTGACTACACCATAGGACTAAACAATGTCAAGTCCGTTTTATCACACCGAACGGTATGAGGATTTTCAGGAGAATGACCGTCTCCGAAAGCAGGCTGATAGAGCTGATTTATGGACTTCTTTACCTGTTGTTATTGGTGAACATCAGGCGGCTCAGAATACGGTAACAATTGATCCTGCACTAAAACTAGCCTATGTAAATGATAAGGGTGTAATTGAATGGAAACAGATTCCAACAATCAAGTCCTCACCCCTACTCTATTTGGGTGGTGGTGGGATGCACATTACCATCCCTGTAGCAAAGGGAGATGAAGGACTAGCGATCTTTGCTTCTCGTGGAATTGACGCTTGGTGGGCAAATGGAGGTGTTCAGAATCAAGATCAGAATAGGACTCATCATTTAACTGATGCTTTTGTTATTCCTGGTTTTCACTCTCAGCCTAACAAACTAAAGGATGTCGATACCACATCTATGCAGATGAGGACGACGGACGGCAAGACTAATTTCAACTTTAATCCGACTAGTGGCGGGTCAATGACTATGACCGCCCCTAATAATCCAACTACAATACAGGGGAAAGCGTTTAATACTACTGTTGATTCTTCTAATCATAACGTGGCAAATGGAGTCGCATACAATACACCTTCTATTCGAGCCAGTGGCTTTATTGATGCCAAAGGTGGTTTCTTTGTTAATGGGCACCCAATTGGTACAGGTGGCGGTGGAGGTGGTACAGGTGGTGGAGGGGCGATTATTAGTCCTATCCCACCTGTTGTACCCGATGCAGGTACTTTCTGGTGGGATCCAATTGGTGGGCAACTCTACGTCTGGTATGACGATGGTAATTCCGCACAATGGGTTGCTGCTACAAATATGCCAGGTCCGCAAGGACCACCTGGACCTGTTGGTAGTGGTACTATTACCGGTGTCATTGCAGGTATTGGCCTCTCCGGTGGTGGTACTAATGATATTGTCACTATTGATATGGATACTCCTGTCGCTATTTCTCTTGGTGGTACAGGAGCATCAGCACCGGTAGGCGCCTTAGCTAATCTTGGTGGATTGCCTATTGCTGGTGGGACGATGCAAGGGTTCTTGACCCTTTCCGCTGCACCAGCCCAGCCTCTACACGCAGCAACAAGAACCTATGTAGATACCGCTGTTTCACTTCTAGCACCAGTAAATAGTCCTCAGTTCACAGGCATTCCTAGGGTTCCGACAGCCCCTACCGCTACTAATGATACCACTATTGCTTCTACTGCCTTTGTCAAGGTACAGCCGATCACATTTATTGGCGATATAGCGGGTTCTGGTACTCTTGGTAGTACCAATATCAATATTACCAATGTTGGTTTGCAAGGTCGTCCTGTTGCTATAACAGCACCAACCACTAATCAAGTACTACAATGGTCAGGTACCGCATGGGCACCTGCTGCTGTTGCTGGTACGGGTACAGTGACCACCATCAATGTTGGTGTTGGTCTTACAGGCGGTCCAATAATTAACATAGTTGGTACTATTGCACTAGCTGTTCCTGTTGCTGTTACCAATGGTGGTACAGGTATTGCTTCAGGTAATGCTGGTGGGTTTGTATACTTTAGTAATGCCAACACTATTTCTTCTACAACAAATTGGACTATCGCTGGTGGGCAGATTGTAGGGGATTCCGGTAGTTCTATTACTGTAGGTGGATTAACAAGTCAAGGTCCTGGGACTGTTAATGCTGTTGGTCTTTACATAAATGGTGTGCCAGTTGGAACAAATTCCTTGTCTCTAACTGGTGGTACACTAACTGGTAGTTTAGGGATCAACGGTAGTGGTAGTATGCTTCTCTTTGGCAATCCAGGACTTGGTTTGCCAACAGTTATTTCTAGATCGATTGGAACTAGGATCGTCTTGTGGAATGGTTTATCCACTACCGAGGTTGATTATGCTATCGGGATGGATGGTGGTACTCAATGGTTTTCAGTTCCCAACAATACAACTGCTAGATTTAGGTGGTTTGGTGGCACCTCTGAAGCAATGTCGCTTGGTGGTAATGGGGTGTTGTCGACCACGGGCGTCATCACTGCGCCAGTGATGTTGGTCATGAGTGCTACCGGAGGCGGTCCCGTTGCTACTAACGGCATTGCCGTGAAAATCCCCAGCGGCGGCGAGGTCAACCTTATTCCTGGCAGTTCAGTCAATACCGGCTACATCGAGTGGAGACTGCCCAACGCAGCGGTGGGAGCCGGTGCCCGTCTTGCCTATCTCGGTTGGAACTCTGGTACGACGTTTGGCTTGCAACTGGACACGGCGACTGTCTTCGCCATCAGTGGGACAGTCACAGCGCCCACCTTTGTTGGAGCCTTGACCGGCCAAGCTTCGCTCAACTTGCCTCTAACTGGTGGGACGCTCACCGGAAATTTGAACACCGTTGGACAGACCAATAACGGCTGGTTCTATACCGGAATTAACTCGCCAGCTTACCCGACTAGCTTTGGTGGTCTCGCAATTTCATGGAACTTTAACGTAGGACAGGGTGACGTAGATTTCTGGAATTGTTACACCAGTGGTAGCGGTTACACTTCATTCTTTTGGTATCAACTGACGACTGCTGGCTCAGCAGCAACAAAAGTGATGCAGGTTGGTCCAAGCGGTCTTCTGGTTCCATCTACGTTTCTAAAAACCGGTGGTGGGGCGAGCTACCGCATGTCGCCCAACGCCAACAACACCGGCATCGGCTCGTTTTGGTACACCGACACCAGCACCATGTACTTGTTGCTGACCGCGAATAATGACGCTTGGGGTAGCTTCAACGGGCTGCGTCCTTTCGCGGTGGACCTCGCCACTGGCGTCGCGACATTCGGTCACCGGGTGACATTCAACCAAGGCGTGACGATCAGCGGTATCGGCCTCAACGCCTTGACTGTGACTGGCTGGAACATCGTCCTGCAAAACAGTGCGTCCAACAATTACATCATGGCGCAGAACTCCGGCGGTTCCAACGTCAAGATATACGATGACGGCAACAGCCACATCGAAGCTAGTGCCCAGCTTTGGATTAACAACGCCACCGGAGCTTATACTCAGATCGGCGGCGGGATGACTGTTGCCGGTGCGGTGCAAATCAACGGCGCCTCCAACACAAACGGAAACGCCACCTGTCAGGGGAACATCTACACCAACAGCATCGTGATGAACAACACTTGCTTACTGTATGGCAGGGACACTGCCGGAACTCAGCAGTGGTTGATCGGATGTTGGAACGATAACACTATCTATGTCGGTGACAATTCCCGCACATTGCATCTGCGCGGCTCAGTAAACGTATTCGATAACCAAGTTCAATGCCCCACCATCACTGTTGGGGGCCTCCTTTGGCAGAACTACAACAGCGGCTGGTGGTGGACCGGAAGCCCGATCCACACCGACAGCGCGGTTCAGGCTGGTTTATGGATAACCGCCGGAACTGACATCAGTGCTGGCGGTCAGCTCAGTTGCAGCGGCAATTTGAACGTCAGTGGGACATCGTATTTGAATGGGAATCAGACCCGCGTTCACGGCACCGATGCCAACGATAGCCTTACCGTCACCTGTTCCGACTATAGCAGGTTTCTCACTATCAAACCCCAATCTCCCCAGAATAACTGGTGTCAGATGGGCTACTATTGTGGTGGCGCCGGGTGGGGAACCCTCGAAATAGTCGGGCAGCTTTACTGCGACGGCTCGATGCATTGCGGCGATCTAACCGCCACCGGCTGGATTTACGGTGGTGGCAACGGAGGAGCGCAAATTAGATGTTGGGCGGGTGATTGGGGCGCGATGTCCTACGCCATGAGCGGCGGCTACTTTGAGATTAGCCCGGATCAAGGCGTGTCCGGTTTCTACTTTCCCAATGCAGGAAACTGGTCCGACGCACGACTGAAGCTCAACATCCGCGACAGCGAGATTGATGCCCTGGCGGTGCTTGGCAGGATACCGGTGCGCGCCTTTGAATGGAACGATCACGGTCGCAAGCTAATGCCCTATCGGGACAGATCAGTAACATGCGGCCTCGTCGCGCAGGAAGTAGAGGAGCTAATACCCAGCGCGGTAGACATCCCGCCCCTTATCGGTGACGACATGAAGGCCATCCTTTATGAGCAGTTCCACCCCTACTATATCCGCGCTATCCAGCAACTAAAGGCAGAAAATGATGAGTTAATGGAAAGATTAACTAGGTTGGAGCAATCAATTGTCCATTAACTTTCCTAATACCCCTCAACCGGGGGATGAGTGGACTGATTCTGGTGCGTCTTGGACGTGGGATGGAGCCAAGTGGGAAGCAACTACCTTTGCTAATGATGGTCCTTACCTGCCACTAGCTGGTGGTATGATGGCAGGTATGTTGACTTTGTTTCATACTGCACCAACTGCTGCCTATCATGCGACACCAAAAAATTACGTTGATTTGTTTGCCCCACTTAATAGTCCTATTCTTACTGGTAATCCAACAGGGCCTACCAGGCCGGTCGGTGATAACAGTGCCAGCCTTGCTACTACAGCCTTTGTCAGCTCGTACGCACCATTAGCTTCGCCCATCTTTATCGGCAACCCACGAGCGCCTACGCCGGCTTTAGGCGATAATACGACCACTATCCCAACGACAGCCTGGGTTAAGTCACAGGGATATGGTACTGCATTGGCGTTTCTGCCGTTGACTGGTGGGACTTTAACTGGATTTCTATATATATCCACAGGTGGATCACCTGTACACGGTTCTACAGCGGCAGGGTTTGGTGCTACACGTTGGAGTTTTGCTGTAGCTCCTAGTGATGAAATTAGTACCGGAACAATTGATTATCGTGGTTTCGACACTGGAGCACTCAGTATTATTGGTGCAGGGACGGATGGTAGCAATCGTCGGATTCGTCTCTGGGACAATGTGTTGGTAAGTAATACTTTAACTGTTGGCGGTGGAGGTATATCGGCTGCAAATACGATTGCAAGCACCGGTGGCAATGCGATCATTACTTGGACGGATCGGACCAGTGGAGTGACATGGGGATGGTATGCTTCTGGCGGTTTGTGTCGATTGTGGGATGCCAATATTGGTGACATGCTCTCAATGTCCAATACTGGTAATCTGACACATATTGGTAACTATCACTATTTCTCTAACAGTGGTGGAAATGTTAATAGTTCAGGTGGTAATTTTATCTATTCTGATCCAAACTGGACGATATTCCATATAGGCACTGGTAATCAAGGAGTTCAGGTTCAAGATACTAATGGTAATGCTCGTCACTTATTTTATAGTGGTGGTAATGCTTATCATGGAGGTCCTCTTAGCATACAAGGTAATAATGCAGTCGATAGTCTACTTATCTATAGGAGTGGTGGTACTGCTTATATGACGTTTAAGCCTGAGACTGGTGGTAACTGGTCTCAGATTGGTTACTACGGATCAAGTTTTGGCTGGGGTGGTATTGAATTCCCGGGTCCGGTACAGTTTGATTCTGGCTTCACCACGTTAGGTAACCTTCAAGCCAATGGGTATGTGGTTACTAACAATTTATATCTGTGGCAAAGTTACATCTTTTTTATGGGTCAGACTAGCGCTGGACCCAATCACTGGGCTAACAATACAGATATGGGGTTCCGTTTAGGATCAGGGAATGGCACCTTCTATTTTCAGAATGTCAATGCTGCCAATAACTGTTTTATTGGTTCAGGTGGTGACATCTATGGTGCAACACTTCGAACATGGGGTGGTGGTGACTGGGGTGCAAGTACAGGTTTTGCATCTTTTTCCCAGCATATCTGGCGCTTTGCGATAAGTGGGGGTGATGGAGGTGCATCGGGTACAGTTAGTTACCGCGTTTACGATTCCACCGCACTTTGTATTGTTGGGGCAGATAGTGGAGGGGTTCGACATGTTCATTTATGGGATGATGTAGTTATAGATCGTAATTTACAAGTCAATGGTGGGAATATCTATTTACCAAATAGTTCAGGAACCGGCGTAAATATTGTTAATGCAGGTGGTAATTGGTTGCATGTCTTTGATGATGGAAATGCTCATCTCGAAACTAACACCAGACTTTGGGTCAATCAGCAAACTGGTACTGATGTTTGGTTTGGTGGACCAGTTATTACAAATAGCAACTATTTTGTTTGGGTAAATGGTAGTGCAGGTATTGGTTCCGGTCAAGGTCCTTGCATGTATGGAGACAATAACTGGATTATTGCCAAGTTGGGTAGTGGGAATTCGGGATTTGCTGTCGCAGATTGGTATGCCAATTGGAATTTTCGAGTAGACTCTGCTGGATCAGTTAGTTGTGCGAATGTTACTGTTAGTGGAAGTCTCTTTGTCGGGGGATTACAGATTTATAACAACGGCGGCTGGGTATTTGTTGCCAATTCCCTACAGGCCGGTGGCTTGTATTCACGCGGCGATATCTGGAACGCGGGGAGCATTAATTCCGGCAATCAACTGAACTGTCCTAACGCCTGCACCGCTGGTTATCTTCACAGTACCAGTGATGTTAAGGCAAATGGCTGGTTCACCAGTGGCATCGGTAATGGTGGCGCTCAAGTTAGATGTTGGGCGGGTGATTGGGGCGCAATGTCCTTCGCTATCAGCAACCAGTATTTCGAGATCAGCCCAGACCAAGGGCAATCGGGCTTTTACTATGCCCCGGCTGGTAATTGGTCGGATGCACGACTGAAATATAATATTCGAGATACTGAAGTTGATGCTCTAGCTGTCATCTGTGCAACACCTGTCCGTCGATTTGAATGGAACGAACGGGGACGCAAATTGATGCCTAATTCTGGATCGGACGTACTGTGTGGTTTCGTCGCGCAAGAGATTGAGGAAGTAATATCCATTGCAGTAGATGCCGTTCCCCTTCTAGGCGGTGGTATGAAACGTGTCGTTGATGAACATCTCACACCATATCTTTTCCGTGCGATCCAACAGTTGACTAAACGAATTGCAGTGTTGGAGGATCGGCTTGCTTCTACAGGTAATACAACGCTATAATTTGGGTTATTATCACCACACTACAACCTTAGGGGTTCGGCTATGACTGATTATGCAGATGTTCCAACTATAACAACTCTTCATCAGGAAAGTCAAAACATTCAGAATGCTCTGAATCTACTTAATGCTGGCGGTACTATGTCGAATTTCACAGTCGCGCCCCCACCTCCGCCTACTGACGGATCTGGTATACCGTCCAGTACTATGTATATGTCGGTTAATATTTCGGTACCGGGTCCGATCTCACCTGATATGACTCAGGCACTTATTGATACATTAACAACTAGACAGGCTGAAGTAGTATCGGAGTTAGCCGACTTAGGTGTTGGTCCCCCGCCACCACCAATAACTGACCCGCCTGTAAACACGACGGCTCCCGTTGTCACACAGGTCGATACTAATCTTAATTCTACAACAGGTGTTTGGGACAATACACCAACTAGCTATACGTATTCTTGGCTTAGGGAAGATGGAATAATGGTCGGAACTCTATCGACTTATCCTATTGCCTTTGCTGATGTTGATCTCTCGTTTACCTGTACTGTTACAGCAACAAATAATATTGGAACGACACAAGGTCCACCATCAAATAGCGTAGTTGTAGTCAGTCCACCCGCACCCTAGGAGGATGTATAATGGGTTCGCCTATGCCTAGTAGTGGTACACCTGTTCCTGCAACTCAACCGTTTACCATTAGATTGGAAGCGCAACAGTGGAATGCTGTATTGGCTGCGCTTGGTGAAGCACCCTATCGGGTTTCTGCACCATTGATCCAAGCGATTGGTGAACAACTTCAGACCCAGGCGAATCAGGCAGGTACCTCTGCCCCAAATGGGCTTGATGTTGATATTGTGACATCTTCTCCGCCCAACTAATGAGATACCGCAAGCTTGACCAAAACGGCGATATGCAGTTTGGTCATGGGGCTGGTGACTTTTGGAAAGACCAACCGGAAGCGGTTGGTCAATCCATCAAGACTCGGCTGCTCTTGTTTGCTGGCGAGTGGTATCTTGATACTTCTGCGGGAACTCCCTGGGGTGGGTTCCCACTAAACCAGTCTGTTGTTCAGCAAGGTAAGATACTGTCTGAGCATACACAGTTCTCAAGGGATGCGGCAATTCGTGAGAGAATTATTACAACTGATGGAGTGATGACATTAAACAATTATGGAAGCGCGTTTAATGCTAATTCCCGCGCGTTTTCAGTTGGCGCACAAGTAGATACAGTTTATGGTGGTCCTATTTCTGTAATTATCTCTCAAGTATTAGGTGCACCACCGGTTATTCAGTTTGGAGTCCCTCTTGCTCAAGAGAGACGTCCTGTAGCTCCCGTTTATAGATCCTTGCCAAGACCATCAACAAGGGCTAGGTAGAAATGGTTGCTCCCGTTGCAGTAATTGACTCGAATGGTATAACGATACCACTATATACTGATGTGCTTGCTTATCTGCAAGAACAATATCAATTGATTTATGGTAGTGATGTCAATCTGGATCCTGATACTCAAGATGGTCAGTGGATTGCGGTAACCGCATCAGCAATTCATGATGCCAATCAGACTATGGTTGCAGCTTATCTATCCTATAGTCCAACCTTTGCACAAGGTGTAGGTCTATCAAGTATTGTAAAGATTAATGGTATTCGACGTCAGCGTCCCAGTGTTAGCAATGTAATAGTGCAATGTGTTGGTGTTGCAGGTACCGGTATTGGTGGTGGTATTGTAGGTGACCAGTTTAATCTTGGTACTCAGTGGGTTTTACCACCCGAGGTTACTATTCCACCGACTGGCTTAATTGAAGTAACAGCGACTTCTAATGTTGAAGGAGCAGTTACAGCAGATGTGAATACATTAACACACATTCTGACACCAATACCTGGTTGGCAGACAGTTACTAATCCAAGTGCTGCGGTACCTGGTCAACCAATTGAGACTGATGCAGCATTACGCAGAAGACAAACAATCTCGGTAGCAAATCCTTCACAAACAGTGGTTGTTGGTATTCAAGGTGCGATTGAGGAATTAGCAGGTGTCGTCCGGGTTATGGTCTATGAAAATCCAACTGCTGTTACTGACGTAAATGGTACACCACCCTATTCAATGGCTATAGCTGTTGAGGGTGGGGACATTAACGATATTGCCAATGCTATAGCGTTAAGAAAGACACCAGGCAGCCCAACCTATGGTACCACTTCGGTTATGGTCTTTGATAGTCGTGGTATACCTTCGGTGATTAATTTCTTTGAGTTGACTATAGTGCCTGTAACGGTTGGTATTACACTGAATGCCCTTCCTGGATTTACTTCGGTAATTGAAACGGAAATCATTGATAGTGTTATCGCCTATATGAATTCTCTGCCTATTGGTTATGATTCCTATCAGTCTAAACTAGTAGCTGCTTGTCAGGTGACTGAGCCTGATGGATTAACTTATGATGTTACTTCAGTTAGACAATCAAGAGATGGGAACCCTCTTGCTATCCAAGATGTGACAATTTCTTATATTGAAGCGGCAACCGCTGATCCCACTACGGTTACAATAACCGTCAATCCTCAGCTTAGGAGGTAATCATGACTGGACTAACCGATCGCACGGCTCAAGGGCTCCTCGGTCACATCACTGGAAAGTTAGCAATCTTTCCTATACCAACAGTCTTTATTGGTTTATTTACAGCTGTTGGTAGTGATGCGGGGGTCGGGTTTACCGAAGTTGCCGGTGGGGCTTATGCTAGGTCGCCAACTACTGCAGCAACTTGGAATTCGGCAGCCGGGTCAGGACCTAGTGCAATCTCGAATGCGAACCCAATCACTTTTGCCATCTCTACGGCAGACTGGGGGACAGTCACTGCCTTTGGCTTGTATGATGCAGTTACTGCGGGGAATCTACTTGCCTGGGATTACTTTGGTAGCTATACCTGGTTGCCAACACAGATTAGTGCAGCCTCGCCTGCGATCCTGTCGGTATCACGACATGGTTTCCTTACTGGTGACAGTGTTGTCTATTCTGCAGAATATGGCGGGAGTCCCCCGACTTTCCTGCAAGGTAACTTTACAGGACTTCTTGCTGTTACTAACCCACTGACAGATTCTTTCTCTGTCACATCCACAGGTTCGGCAGTCAACACTAATACCTCTGGTAATGGAATGGTTCGTAAGGTTGCTTCGCAGCACATTGGTGTTGGTGTACAACCAACATTCCCATCGGGATCCTTGCTCATCACCTCTGCGTAACTACTGTTTTGTAGGGCGTGGATGATCGATGGATCTCTCTGGTCAGATAACGACCACATGCACAGCCAGGAATGATTATTCTGGCCAGATTCCTAACATAGCGTATACTCTATCTGGTCAAATAACCACTACAATCTCGGCTAGAAATGATTATTATGGTGGTGGTCCTCTTTACATATCCGGTCAGATCACCACAACTACTACAGCTAGTAATCTCTATACTATTGGGCCAGCAAATCTAACAGGTAGGATTGTAACTGCCGCTAAAGCTTGGGGTGGTTTTACTGCTCCTTCTGGTACTGTCTTATCCGGTCGGATCACAACTATTAGTAGTGCTAATAGTTGGATTATTACTGGTCCACTCAATTTAACTGGTCAGATTTCTTCAACCAGTGCAGTTACAGGATACTTCTTTCAAGGATCATTTAATTTAACCGGTCGAATTACATCTACTAATCGTCTTCAAACTAGTGCCTTTATTCTAGGTCAGTTTTCTGGTCGCATTACTTCCACTAGCTCGGCTAGTGGATCACCATTTGTAATGGGTAGTCTTTCTGGTACAATAACCTCTACCACTACAACGAGTTCCTGGGCTAGGTTTGGTTTCCCCTTATCTGGTCAGATTACTTCTATTAGTTCAGCCTCTACTCAATTCCAACCTACGGTTCTATTATACGGTACGATTAGTACGAGCGTTTCGACACTTGCTTCTTGGCCACCTTTTGTTACTTTATCTGGTCAGATTACTTCGACCTCATCCGTTCGAACGGATGGCGTATTCCCAGTAATAGCATTTGTTGCTGGTACAATTACTACAACTGTATCAGCAGGACTATGGGGTAATTTTCCGGAGTTTCTATCTGGTGTAATACTTTCGACAAGCTCAGCTTATGCAGAGACCGTACTTGATACTTATGTATCCGGTCAGATCACCACTATTGCTACAGCTCAAAGCATTCCACCACAACCGATAATAAATTTGATTGGTGGTAAGATCACCACCACAGTTACTGCCTCGTTTGGTGATCAGGTTGGGGCTGAGTTAGTACCACCACGTCCGCCTTATCCTGCTCCTTTCCCAACACAACCCGTAGAACATTATCTAGAATATATAACTTCTGAGCATAATCAGAAGCCAAAATACATGGATACTATTGCCATAAGCGTTGATACTTGGGTTCAGGATCAGTTAATATCGGCAGGATTACCAGGGTTATTTGATATTGATTACGCTGTTGGGGAGCAACTGGACTTTGTTGGGCAGTGGATTGGTAAGACTCGATGGATTCAAGTACCTAATGCCTTCTTTAGTTGGGACGAGGAAGGACTAGGTTGGAACCAAGCGAATTGGAAAGGCCCAGCAGATTCTGATGATCATCTTCAGCGTCTTGATGACTATCATTATCGTATACTGCTATTTGCGGCTATAGCTGCCAATCACTGGGATGGTTCTGTACCATCAGCTTATGCTGCCTGGGATGCGTTGTTTCTCTATAGTGGTGTAACAGTGGTTATTCAAGACTACGGTAATATGTCTATGATGTATGGGGTATTGTGGGCGACTGAACCGGATACCGTTCTGATCTCTATGCTTATAAACGGACATATGGATCTAAAGCCTGAAGGCGTTAAAATATTAGATTATATCTTTCAAGTCGAGCCTAATGTCGCATTCTTTGGCTTTGATGCCCAGAATGACACAATAGCTGGATGGGAAGCTGGATCTTGGGGTATCCTTGTGCCGCCTGGCTCGGGGTACGACCCGCTGCAACCAACAGGGATTACACCCAATGAGTGATGATAAAAATTCTCCAACCGAACAAGACGATCTTGTTCCTGTTCCATATGCAGGTGTAGTTGGGACTGATTTTCTAACGTTTGCTGTTGGGATTGGGGCCAATGTTGAAGCCCAGTCTGATTACTTAGCTGACCCTCAGCGTCCATCAGGAAACCTTCCTGGTATTGCGCGGTCAAATTTCAATAACAAGGCAATAAGGCAAGGTACCTTTGTTGCTCATAGCCTTTGTCTCTGGGTCAGTCAGCAGATACAGGCATACATCCCTGACGACGGAGATGACATTCACTGGATTGCCGAGTTTAGTCAGGCTCTCGCTGACTTTATCATGATCACTATTCCGCCACCGCCTAATCTTGGTGCATATTTGCCACTAGCCGGTGGCACAATGACTGGTAATATTTCCTTTGTAGCAGGTATTAGCACGATTCTGGCTAATAACACTTGGTACTATGGTAAGGATACTACTGGTCAGGCTCGTGGTCTTATCGTTAGGGGTGCTGATGATAACGTATTCATCAATGATGGTTCCGCAACTTACGTTCATATTAACGGAACACCACTTCTCAATAACAACTTTATCTACTCCGGCAGAGACACTTTAGGGAACACTCAGAGGGTTATTGGCTTCCTGAGCGATAACGCTGTGCATGTTGGTGGTTCAGGTAATATCTGGCTGGATAGCATTGGTGGTTCAGTATACGCTGCAGGTAATATCGCTATTCCGAATAACAGCTACTACTACTGTCAAGATACAGCGGCAAACGAGAGAGCGGTACTGGGAATTAACACAGCCAATTCCCTAATGATTGGTAGTGGTGGTGTAGGTTCAACCGACATCTATGCGGGTGGGGCTAATACTATCAATCTTCACAATAATACACTTGCCCTTGGTCAGCTTCAGACCAATGGTTATTTCTACTGTCAGGGTGGTGAGCGAATCTATATCCCTGGTGGTAATGATCCGCTGCAAATCTACGCGGACAATGGGTACTACGCGCGCCTGCATTATGTGGTCGGTGGTACCCGAGACTGGAGCGAGGGCTGCCTTAGCAATGGTCACTGGGCTGTTGCTGATGAGAGTGCACACGTGGTCCGGATCGAGATTGATTTCAATGGGCAGTTCCACTGCTACAACAACGTGCAGATTGATGGTAGTTTAAATATTAGTGGTAGTGTGGGTGTTGGTAATCTTACAGTATACGGTGCTGCGCAAGTCAACGGTGGTATGAATGTCTATGGTGGGTTGACCGTTCAGACTGGCAACTTTAACGTAAATGGTGCCTCAGGATTTGGTGGTGGTGTGACCATGTACAATGGTCTCAACGTCGCCGGTGGTGGTACCACAATGGGATCACTCACTTGTGGCAACTTTGGAGCGGGAGGCTCAGGTCAGATCAATGGTGGTCTGACAGTCTATAATGGTCTCAATGTTGCGAGTGGGAATGCTAGTGTTGCGGGTACGTTGACAGTTGGTGGTGTCACTTCGATTGGTTCCACCCAAGTTAATGGTAACCTCACCGTAACCAACACTCTTCAAGTCAACAACTGGGCCAGCATCTATAATGGCCTGACTATTCAGAGTGGCAACTTTGGTTGTGCTGGATCGGGGCAGGTCAATGGTGGTCTGACAGTCTATAACGGAATCAATATTGCCTCTGGTGGTGGTTATATTGCCGGTAGTTGGACCAGTGGTGGAAGTATGACTTGTGGGAATTTCTTGCAGGTCAATGGTGGGGCACAGATCAACGGTGGTCTCACCCTATACAATAGTATCTATGTTGTATCGGGTGGTGGCACGATTAACAGTTACTTGAATGTCAATGGTACCACCGGTATTAGTGGCTACTGTCAAATCAATGGTTCGGCAGTCATCTATAATGGTTTGACTGTTGCTAGTGGTGATTGCAATGTTTCTGGTAATGTGAGTGGTGCTTCCTTCTCAACTGGTGGTAATGCTTATTTTGGTGGTCTTATCCACGTCGGTCAGATTCAGGTAGGTGGTCTGGCACCTATGTATGATAATGGTGGTAATGTCTTAAATATCAGTAGTTCTGTCCAGATCCATGGCTCGCTTACAACAGACTACTTCAGAAGCTTGGGTGCGGTCGATTGTGATCACGTCTACTCCTACAATTACTTACACGCTGACAACTATCTAGATGTTGATGGCTGGGCATATCTGCGTAGCGGTATACAAATATGGGGCGACGTATTCCAATATGCTGCTAATTTCCAAACTTATGGTCACATCTTCCCCGTTCCTAACGGGTCGCAGGAATGCGGAACGTGTCAGCACCAATGGCGTAACGTGTTTTCGTACAACTTTGCGACTGAAAGCGACCCCGATAAGAAACGCGATATTGCACCAATTCCGGAAGTTTGCCTTAGCCTGGTTAACGCCATCAAGCCGTCGACTTTCAAATGGCGAAACGCGGGTGAATTTGACGATCATGGTCGGCCAATGACTGAAGACCACCCATATGCAAATACCCATTGGGGGTTTATGCAGCCCGATGTCATGAGCGTTATGAACGACCGTGAGCGGAAACTGCCAGTTTTTGGTGGTGCCTACGAAGACATGGGAGTAAAGTTACTTCAGTACAATGAGCTTGTCGCGGTGTTGTGGCAGGCGGTGAGAGAACTTTCGTCTGAAGTTGAAGCCTTGAAGAGGAGAGCATAATGCCTACTATTGCACAAATTCCAGATGCTCATGCACTGCACACCCAATTGGATGCAGTCAACAAAGCGGTTGCTTTGCTTCAATCTGGAGCACCGGTTACCAATTTGACGGTGACCCCTGCTACTGATTTAACAATTCCCACGATGGCTCCTCCTCTACCTGCAGCAGGAGCTATGGAAGCACCGCCAGTAGTGACACCTACGGTATATCAGCCACCAGTGACTATCATTCTTGATCCACCAATCACTGATGCTGCGACGATTGATACCTTGATTACTGCGCTTCAGGTGCGCGCGGGCGAGATCACGCAAACTCTAATCGACAATGGGTATTCGTCCTAGCTGCACCAGCCCAGAGATCGGCCTCCAGGCGATTCTAGCGGTATGTAATCGACTTCGTGGCACCATATAGCGCAGGCTTTCTTCCCTGCAATGTACACGCAAAAAAAGGCCCCTACGAAAGGGGCCTTTTCAGCGTCTACTCAATCGTGGGTGCTACGAATGCTAAGGTCCCCTTCTCGGTGCGGACGATCCGGTAGGTGGTGGTTGCCTCAATCCGTCGAACCTCTGCAAGTGCAGTCCGCATTTCCTCTTCTGGACTGATCTTGAATTCTCCGGCGGTGGCGGTGTGGACTCCGGAAACAATGTGAGGTCCGGAACGAATTATTTCTGGTAATGCCACTTTTTCCTCCTCTAATGGTTTGACAATTGCAGGTGTTGTGGGAACCTCAGTCACACCAACCCAAACTTGGGGTTGAACGACCCGAGGTGGTACTGGAGTCAGACGATTGGCTGGGGTATTACCGTGAGGTTGGACCTGATCCAGCAAAAGCCTGATCACAATGGTGTTGTCAACTACTAGAAACTCTGCAGGGCTTGGGCCGCATATTGGAAGGTCACCGCGAAGTTTCTCTCCTGTAGTACCGTAATAAGATAAGGTACGATCACTTAGGATCCTAGGTGAGGCTGCCTTGTGCAGAGTCCATTGGTCAGGACCATCACGTTCAGCCCGATACCCATTCCCTATCCCGACGTTACCCAAGTTACGAGGAACGAGAAACTTTATTCGATCCTCATAGATAGCAACCCGTCCTATTACCGGATCGGGTGCTGGCTTTGTTTTAGGTACAAAGACCTTATTAGGTTCAACTGCTGGCATTTCGGGCTCCTTTACTTCTGGAGCTGTAGGTTCAGAGGCATATTCGATCCTGGGTATGTCCGGAATATTGTATTTCTCCGGTTTAGGTTCATATGGTGTAGGCAGTGGACCCAACATCTCTTCAAGTTTCTGCCTTGGCTTGGGTTCAGGTTTGGGCGGAGGCGGACCAAGTAACTGGACAATGTCACGCTTCTTAATGTCAAGGTCCTTAGCACCACCGGACACTGAGTTGTGTAAGGTAATATCCCGCACCTTCCCATTATACAAGAACCTTCCGCGCGGGTGCCTGCTTTTTCGCAAGATGTCTACATGTTTGATCCCATAAGTCTCGCGCAGGAAGTCCTTGATTGCACTGTAATAGTTTGATGTTTGACTCATATCTACTCCTCATTTTGTCCCCCTATGCTCCCTTTTACGTTTTCCTTAAGTGATCTAGATCATATTGTATTTTGCGATACATTGCAAGCTAAAAAAGCAAAAAGAGGAGGCTGCGCCCGATCAAAACACAGCCTCCTTAAAGTTTTTTGTGTAGGTTAGGCTACTGCACCACCACCAAAGTTGCCTTTGCGGCGACGATACCAACCGACCAGACCAAATCCGAGAATTGCTGAACCAAAGATGGTCAGCGAACCCGGCTCCGGGACTGCTGCTGCTGGCGCGGCTTCGACAAAGAACGAGTCTGGACCATCGTTCAACCCTGACATTCTCGCGAGGAACAACACCGTGTCGCCCACATGAATGTCGTTGTTGGTCAGGCTGAAACCAGAGATCGTGTAATCGGGAAAGCCCGTGCCATTGTTGACATCCGGCACGTTACCAGTAGTACCGCCCGTGAAGCTGTCGAGTACAGTGTGTGTCGTCAGGTTCAGGAACCAGAAGCTATTCAGCGTCTCAGCGACGTTGGTTGAGTTGATATCGACGCCAATGCTGAACCTCAGATTGTTGGCAGCATCACCATTGGCAAGCAAGAATGCCAGGAGAGGACTACCTGAACCAACTTGATAACCAGTGGCGAACGTGTCATCGGCGAGCGTGTTGCGCCCACCGTTGCCTTGGTCCGAGAACGCTGAGATTGCGCTTAGATTACCTGCGTTGCTGTAATCGTTATATCCGAAATTCGCAGGCTGCTGTGGCTGGTTTTCCCCGCAGATCACGCATGGCGCGTTCTGCGGTTGATTACCGCCAGGAACGAAATTACCAAGCGATAGGCTGCCTGAGTTAGTGGTGTTCCATTGCACCCCACCCAAGGTGACAAACGTGTCAGCCTTAGCCGGTGTCATTGAAAGCAGAGCGCCGCAAGCGACACCTGCCATCAAAAGTTTCATTACAGTTTTCAACGTACTAACCTTTCTATAGTAATTGGTGGGGCCCCAAGACCCCACCAAACGTACTAGGCAGAGGCGAGATTGCCCTTGCCGTTCTTCCGGCGACGCAGCTTACCCACGACACCCATACCAATAAGCGAGGTGCCAAAGATAATCAGCGAAGCAGGTTCGGGCACCGCTTGCGTAGTGACG